TTCTATTATTTTGGTCATTTTTTCAATAAAATTATTTTCTGTTATTACAACATCTTCTAAAAGTTTTGATTTAACAGAAAATAATTTATCATTTGGATTACTAGAATCGGTTAATAAATTATCAATTAAATCAACACATTCGTTAACATGTGTAAAATACATATTTTTCTTTTCTTCAAAAGATGAACAAATTAGTTTTTTTAAAACAGTTTTATCACTTTCATTTAAATTGGCATATTTTTGGTTGTATTTTTCAACCATTATTTTAGCTAAAACACTAACAGGTAAGTCAATTGACTCTACAACGTTTTTTATTTTTTCTGTTTGAATGTAACGACTGACAATCTTTAAGTTTTCAGTAATTGTATTTATAGTACCTGCTTGTCTTTTTGTTAGGATTAATTTTGAAATTGATTCATGCAACTCTGATAAATCAGTTTTATCATCTAATCTTGATTGATATTTTCCCAACATATCAATCAATTTTTTATTTTCAGCTAATATATCTTTTTGATTAAATTTTTCTAAAAGTTTAATATTTTCAGAAATAAAAACACTAGCCGATATTGCATCATCTTCGTACTTATTTTCAATATTATTATAAACTAAAAACTGTGTTTTTAATATTTCATTCTCCTTAATAGCCTTGATATAACGCTTAAATAGTTTCTTAGCTGACTCATCTTTTGAGATTATCCCCTCAACCAATATACCATTAAAAACGTTTTTTATTTTACCAAAATTTTGCATCTTTTTAGTTTAACAATAAATATCAGTTAATTTATAAAAAACAATTAACCTTCAAGCATTTCGTCAATATCACGAATCATATTATTTACACTTTCGTTGATTTTTACGTTTTTATCGTAAATTTTGACGTTTTCATTTGATTTTGGTTTTTGGTCAATATTTGAAATTAATTTATTAATGAACCTATTTTGATATTTTTCAGTCCTTAATAAAAGCTTTTTATTTAATTTTTCTTTTTGCTCATTCAATAAAACCTCTAGTTTTTTAATTGTTTCAGCTGTTTGTTCTGGTGTTTCAGCTGTTTTTTCTTCAGCAGAACCAAGTTCCTCAGCAGCGCCAGTTTCACCACCAGCCTCAGTTGCAGCATCACCAGCACCAGCTTCTTCATCTTCAGCCCCTTCAGGTCCACCAAAGTCCAAGTCTTCTGGTGTCACGCCACCACCGCCGAAACCACCACCCCCAACAGAACCTCCACCTCCAGCTGCACCATTTTCACCCTCTTCTGGAGGTGTACCACCACCTTTAAGGGCCAATTCATAGTCACCGTAGATTCTATCAACAGTATCGAATATACCAGTATGTTTAATAACATTAGCAGTATTTTGCAATTCAGCCGCAGCAGCTTTTTCCATTCTTTGCTCAATAAAATCCTGTTTAATTTCATTATCAGCCCAACCCAAAATTTCTCTTTTACCACGTGTCATTGACATTGGGGCAAAACCATTACCAATATCACTAGTTGCATCCTTGAACAATGTAATCTTAAGTTGTAAGTGCTCAACCTTAAGCATTTCAGCTTGAGTGGATGGGTTATTAAGAGTTAAAGTAAAATTATCTAAATCATCTTCGAACCCTAAAAGGTATAGATGAATTATAACAATTTTATTGAGTTCTTGAAGCATTGATTGTTGAATACGATTAATTGTCCTTGAGAAACGAATATCCTGTAATGCAAGGTTTTTACCCTCGCCAGTTGTTTCGTCAAAACCCAAAAATGGTTTTGGTACCCTTAATGCTGTAAACAATTTCTTTTGAAGGTACTCAATGTCAGCAATTTGGTCAAGATTTGCTGCACCTGGCAGGGTATCAATTGGATTTGGTGCGTCTTCACTTCTTACTGGAATAAAGTAATCTTGGTCATTTGAAAGTTGATTATATCTTAAATCAATTTGACCAGTTTGTGGGTCAATAACAGGTGTACGCTTAAATCTATTAGCAATTTCATTTACATATGATTCAACATCTTTATCGTCGATATTACCAACGTATATTTTATAGATTCTTCTTTCTGGTGCCCTTGTGACACGATAAACTAACATTGCGTCTTCTGAAAGAATAAGCTGCTTCCATATTCTTCTTGCTTTTTCAAGCATTGATGTTCCGTATGGTAATCTTCTATCATCCCCTAATAACCTAAAATGAGCCATTTGCCATGAGTTAAATTCAACATCACGTCCTCTCCAATAAAATTTAACTTTGTCAGTCTTATTATCATCATCCGTTTTCTGCGCCAACATATCAAATAACCCACCATCACGTCTTTCCATTTCATAGTTAGGCATTTGTTTAGCTCCAATAATTCCATTCTTATCATCAATATTAAGATATACAAAATTATCGCCATATTTTACCGTATTTCTTGTCCACATCGGGAGTGAAGTATGAATATCTAATCGATTGAATAATAGGTCTTCAATTATGGTTTTAACCCTTTTTGAATCAGAATAAACATTAATCATCCTACCGTTTGAATTTAATGTTGTTGACTCTTCCATCATTATATCTAATGCTGCTGCAATTTCTGGATAGAATTCCATAGCTTCAAAATCAGAATATGACCCAATTCTAGTTGTTTCATAATTAACCGCTTGTTGAAATAACCCTTGTTCAACCTTTCTCCACATAGACCCCAAGTACTTATTTTGTTGGGCTTGGAGTTTCGCCATTTCAAATTCTTTTTTATCTTGAGTTTTTAAAAGGACTTCTTTACCCGCTTTATATCTTGGAACTTGCTGTTGCGGTTCTTCAATCTTTGTTTTAACGCCTTCTGGGCCTAAAATCATACCCAGCTTTTGGAAAATTGTTAAATTTTGTTTTGCCATAATTTTTTTTTAAAAAGATACTAGTTTAATTTGTAAAATAAATACCATCCCACATACTCACACGTCACATCACAGGTATATTAATTTTTATTTTGTACCACTAAATAGCCACATATACTGCCCCGTTGGGTCTTGCATATTTTTTGATACGATAGGACTAAATTTAGGTGGTGTTGTTACGGCCTTATGTCTATTTCCCTGTGAAACAAATCCGTTTCCACGTGGAACCTCTGGTTGTGCTGAAGGCGCAGCTGCCATCCACCCATTTAGCATTGCTTTTGTCTGACGCTCCAGTTTCTCAAGTTTTTTAAACGAATGCTCAAGAACCCATAAACACATTGCCAATGCAAATATTAAATCATCATGATATCCGTCCATATGGTCAGGTCTACCATTCTTATAAACAAATGTTTTCATTTCTGATGTTAATCTTACAGACCTAATTTTAACTAGATTCATTCTAACCTTCTCCTCAAAATTTGCAATCATAGCCAGACGTATACTACCGACTTGAAGACCAGGTACTTTATTGTCTTTTTTATATTGCTCCATTTGTTTTTGTTTACTTGAAAGAATTTTACTATTTGGCGTTTCATAATATAAACGTTTATAATCAAATTCAAGAAGCTTTAATACAGTAGAAACCCCCATACCACCTGTAATATCAATAACGGTAAAAGCTTTATATAACTCACAATACTCCTCGACCAATTGTGCTAAAAGGTCTGGTTGAATTTTACCTTGATATTCCATAACTTGTTCCATGGTTGTAAAATCCAAAATTACAATTGTTGAAGAGTCCTCACCGTCACCTCTTGAAACGTCAACACCAGCAATATATTGATGACCTTCTTGCGGTTCTTCCCAAATCCAAATTTTCCCACCTTCACCAGCAGTATATTTTGGGTCGCGTACATTTTCTTTTTCATGTAATGCAATATCTTCTTCAGAAATAACATTACCACCAGAACCAATAAACGATACATCCAATTCTTGTGCTATCATCCTTGCATCATTGTTCATACCACGACACATCTCTTCATACCAAGAAGATGTAGGCTTATACCCATCATCAACCATTCGTTTATATGAATCAAATGTAAATTCGGTTTCTTCAATAACAACATCATCTTTAATCCACCTTAAATCCTTATTATAACGAAGGTCCTCATACCATTTCATTTCAACAATGTTGAAATTATTCTCACGGCTTTTAGATTGTCGGTATGTTTCGTAATAAAGCTTATCCATACCATTTGGTGTAGATATCAAAATTGCCTTACCACCAGTACCCAATGCAGTTAGCGCAGCACCAAAAACCTCAGCCCCATCAAGTATATATGCCGCCTCATCCATTACAAGATATGTAGGTGTGAAACCCCTTAAAGCATCTGTTGATGTTGCAACCGCTTTAACACGACTACCATTGGGTAATCTTATTTCTTTTTTGGAATCAACAATAAAAATACTTTTTTCTTCCTTTTTAATTGTCCCATAATATTCAGGCCCCCAAATCCATCTTGGTAATTGAGAAAGAAAGTTTTTTATTTTTGCGAGGAATTCGAAAGCTAATTCTTGTTTGTTGGCAACGATTAGAACCGCCTCTGGGTTATCCACATCGGCAAACCCAACCCTTATGGAAAGAAATGCGGCTGTAGTTGTGGATATACCCGCTTGTCTAGGTTTAGTTACAAGGTTAAACCTATTTTTTTTATAGGATAACACTACTTCTTTTTGTCTTGGAAATAATTTAAAAGGTACAAACCCTTCTTGGGTTTTATCAAACGTTTCTAGGTACGTCTCAATTGCGTAGATTGGGCTTTCCAAACACCTACCATACTCAATCAACATTTCTTGTCTTGTTAACATATTCATCACTATAAATATGCTAACAACTAGAAAAAAGGCTGTTTTACCAGTGCTGGAAGTATTTACGCCAATTACAAATCGCTTTTTTACTGGTTTTAGATAGCCCCCATTTATTTAAAACTTGAAAATTAAATATGTCTAAAAAATAAGCCCTTTTTAATTTTTTGGTGATATCATCAGATGACGTTGTTTTAGCTTTATATAGAGAATTTAACCAAATAATTTCATCAGAACCAACAACTGGTACACCTTCAGATACCATATCAGCAGCAACAATATTGAATGTTTCATTAAACGAAACTTGTAACCCCAAATCCATTCTTGATATAAGTGCTTTAAATTCTTGGTGTGTATACCACTTATGTTCTACCAACTTGTGACGACTTTGATTATCAAATAACGCCCTAATATTTTTAAGGGCTGTGTCCCCCTTTTCAATACGCTCAGAGTTTATATGAAAATAAATCGTCCTATTAATCTCATTACCAAAATTTATCGCTGCTACAGCTTGTATTAATTGATTTTTCATTGGTCTGATAGCACCAAAACAACCAATATCAATATGGTCTTTAATTAATATTTTACGTTTATTTTCTATAACTGGATAATAGTTTGGAAGATATACTAAATTTTTAATACCGACTTTTTTTAAGTCACCATACATTTTAATAGTATTTGGTGCAAGTATTATATTATAATGATTCGCTATTTTATCATAATTGAAGGCCCACTCAATTGCGTGTCCCTCGTTTGAAATAAACGGCATTTCAGAATGTAACCTTATTATCCACTTAACATTTGGATGTAATTTATGCAATATCTCAAACTTTGAAGGGATTACCCATATTGCCTCAATGATAACATGCGTAGGTTTATATTTTGTAACCTCTCTATCGATATCGTTATTATCATTCACTTGAACCAAATTCGATTCAATACCAATACTATTTAGCATGTTGTTAACAAATAACGCACTATTGAATAACCCCGAATGAATTGCCCTTCCATCATATGGGGTGTCATATAGCTTTTTTTTCTTTAAAATAAATAACACTTTGGTGTGAGTCATAATCCCTTTTATAATAAATATATTAAGCTAATCAATTAATATTTTTATTTATTGAAAAAATAAAAAAGGCGCTCAATGAGCGCCTTTCTTATAAAAAGTCTTCAACATCGGTGTCATATTCACCGTCCTCCTCACCAATTCCCAATTCATCCAATGCTGTATGGTATTCTTCTTGTTGAATCTCTTGCTTAACAGATTCAATAATATTTTTTATAATTTTTTTACCCTCTTTTGTTCCAGCCATTATTTCTTTCATTTGAGCGTGAAACTCTTTAGCTGGTAAGGCAGCTAATTCTGAATAAACATGGTGTTTTAAATTAAAATCGTCTGAGTCAATGGCGTCAGTAAATCTCTCCCAGATGGCTGGCCCAATTCTCATATCCCAAGGTTCAGCCGCAACGAAATCAGCTTTATTTGTAACATACTCACTTAGTTTTTTATCTTTGGGTAAACCATTAGCAGAAAGTAATTCCATTACACCTTTAACAATTTCATGAACCAATACTGGGAACACCATAGCTTGAGCATGTATCTTAGCTTTTGGATTTTTCTTTGATGGATATTCAACCTCAACCATTCCGCCTGTAACACTGTTTTTACCCTCATCAATGTTTGGAACAACATAATACATATAGTCAGCTGCTGACATCATTTTATGATATTTATTTGGAAGTCTTGGGTCCATGTTAACCAAATCCTCATCAACCATATGAAACATATGATTACACTTTTTTGCTGCACCTTGAGTCATGGCATTTAAAAATCTACGTTTATATACCTCTTCATTAGCATTAACATAATCATCATGCCTATCAAATTCAATTCCCTCAACAGACATTGGTTTTGGATTCCTTTGTGCACCTTTTAAAATAATTTCAGGTGTTAATTCAGCTATAATTTCAACGACATCATCACCCATATCATATTCTTCTCTAATCATTTTAACCGCTAATTCTTCGAGTTCTTTTTTGTGTTTAGATTCTAATGACATAGCTTCATAAACCAATGTCATCATATCACCAGTTACCTTTTTAGAATCGATTTTATCAACATCAAAAGCTCGTTTGTATCTTTTTTGAACTTCGTCAAATCTTTTACCCAATATTTTTTGTTCAAATGTATATTCATCTTCATCTGGAAACGCTGGGTGATTACCTAAAGAATGCTTTCGCATTGCTAATTCTTGTTCTAATTTTGGATGCATCCTTTCAGTTACTCCCTCAGGATAAACAATAGACTCATTCAAGAGTTTTTTTGTTGTTGCTCTTGCTAAAGCTATTTCAGCTAATTTTTTAAAGTCTGTCATATTATTTTAAGTCTTTTACCTTTATTATTCTTCTCTCAGTTACCGTTTGTTGACCAGTTGCTGGGTTTTGAGTTTGTTTAACCTCTTGTGCCAATGCTTTAATACCATTTATTAATTGAGATAATCGACTTGCAGGTACACCTATCTCTTTTGAAAAAGCTATAATCATCTGCTCTTGTGCAATAGGGTTTTGTTTAACTCTATTAATAATTGATGGGGTTAATTTTGTTTTAATTAATTCCATTGCTTTTTCTACGCTAGTAATAACATTTGTAGGTGTAACTTCTTGCTCATCTGTTATTTCTTTTGGTTTACGCTTTCCAAATAATGCGGAATCAATGAAGTTTTTAAATTCTTTAATTCCCATATAAGTTTCTTCTGGCATCATTTGAGCCTTGGCCAATTCTTGAATGGTTTTAAATTTTCTAACTTTACCCAATTTCTCATTTACAATAAAATGCTTAAACCCCTCAAAACTTGGGTTCTCTTTTTTTTCTTTTTTTGGTTCTTTTGTTTTCTTTTCTTCTGGTATTGGATTAAGTGTAGCTGCTTCCCGTCCTTCAGGCTCTTGAACACCTAACTCATTAATTGCAGTCTTCGCGATGTTTTCAAATTCATCAACTTCATATATTTTACAATTACCAGATTCATCTTGTTCATCAAAAGCATATACACCCATTGTAACCTTTTTATCTGGGCCAATAGCTCTAACCATTTGATAATTTTTACCGTTGATAGTAAAGGGCTTTGAGTGTTCGCCTGTACCCTCATCAACAATTTCAGAAACATATTCTAATGTTTTTGGTTCAGTTGCTTCACTCTCATTAGTTACAACAACATCAACCTCTTTGTCTTTTAAATCATCTAAAGTCTTTTTTAAATTTTGTGGATTTGTAAAAACACGTGCGTTTTTCTTAAATCCAGATGTTGATTTAGAGGTAGATTTAGAAGTAGTTTGAGATATTGGCTGATTGGTACTAGATGTTGAATTATCACTTGTCTGATAACTTTGAATACCAACATCCAACGCACCTTCTTTTATTTTAATTTTCTTTTTCATAGTGTTTTGTATTGTTAACGAAT